GAGGTCTGGTACAACGCTGGCTTGGCGGACTTTCCTCTAGCGCGCATTGAAGGCGCGTTCATGGAGACGGGTTGCCTTGCGCCATACAGCGTGGCCAAGCTGGACAACAGTGTGTTCTGGCTGGGCTCGGATGCCCGTGGAAACGGCATCGTGTACCGCAACAAAGGTTACAACGCCCAGCGCATCAGCACGCACGCCATTGAGTGGCAGATCCAGCAGTACAACGTGCTGAACGACGCCATCGGCTATTCGTACCAGCAGGACGGCCATGCGTTTTATGTGCTGACGTTCCCGACCGCGCAGGCGACTTGGGTTTATGACGTTGCCACTGGACTGTGGCATGAGCGTGCATATTGGGATGGCGTGCAGTTTCAACGGCATCGAAGCAACTGCCAGGCAAACTTTGCCGGTAAGGTTGTTGTTGGTGATTGGGAGAACAGCTATCTGTATTCATTTGACCAGGTAATTTTTTACGACGGAGCAGATGAAATCCGGTGGCTGCGGTCGTGGCGGGCGCTTCCAACAGGCCAGAATAATTTGAAACGAACTGCGCACTACAGTCTCCAGCTTGATTGCGAAACGGGGCTGTCGCAGACGTTAAGCACATACATTTTTAACTGGCTAAGTATTTCTTTGGCGCTTTTGCGGGCGGCTTCTGGCTCACCATCACCATTTTTAAATGCGTATAACGGAAGAATTTTAGGCGATATAGACAATAGCGGTAGTGTTAATCTTTCAGATAGCCTTATTGTGCTTAGATACGCTACCGGCCAGTCTACACCTCAAGATTATATTGACTACATGACGGGGCCAATGTCGGCGATTATGATTGCGGACCCCAATACTTTTTCAACCTATTACACATCAGACTCTTACGATCCAAAATTGACGCTTCGCTGGTCTGACGACGGTGGGCACACTTGGAGCAACGAACATTACGCTACTCTGGGGTTTCTCGGCCAGTACGGCAAGCGCGTCATTTGGCGCCGCCTTGGCATGACCAACAAACTGCGGGATCGGGTGTACGAGGTTAGCGGCAGTGACCCGGTGAACATCGCCATCATGGGCGCAGAGTTGGCCCTGACGCCAACCGCTGCTTGACATGGATCTGGCCCCTCGCATTCCTTCTCAGCGCGACCCTGTAGTTGATCAGGGGGCGCTGGCGACACGCGCTTGGTTTCGGTTCTTCCAACTGCTCCAATCGTCAATTGAGGACGCCGCGTTGACGCAGTACACCGTGGTGCAAAACATCACGGGCGTTACGATCCCCAAGGGCACTGTGGTCGGCTTTGCGGGGGTTGGATCGAACAACGTGCTGTCTGTGGCGCCGTACCTAGCCGACGGCTCGTCGCCGTCGCTGTACATCCTCGGCATCATGGCTGAGAATCTACCTGACAGCGGAGCCACCGGCCTGTGCTGTGTGTGGGGCAACGTCAGCGGCATCGACACCTCGGCGTTCAGCGTAGGTGATGTCCTGTACGCCAGTCCGACGGTGGCGGGCGCGCTGACAAATGTCAAGCCGACTGCGCCTGAAAATGTGATCCCAGTGGCCGCAACATTGATCAGCAGCGCCGCCGCAGGCGACATCTTTGTGCGGCCGACCATTGAGCAACAGAAGTATTACGGCGAGTTCACCAAGACGTCGGATCAGACGCCCGCTGCAATCAACACGGCCTACGCGCTGACTTTCGACAACACCGAAAAAGCCAATGGCTTGAGTATTGGTTCGCCGCCGTCGCGGATTGTGGCGTCTCAGTCGGGCCTATACCAGTTTAACGCCACGGTGCAGTTGACCAGCGGCAACTCTAGTGCCAAAAACATCTATGTGTGGTTCCGCAAAAACGGCACTAATGTTGCAAATTCCTCGCGGTTGGTGACAATGAACATCAACAACGGGTTTGTTCCTATGGCGTTGATTGAATCGTTTTCTTTGGAGGCAAACGATTACCTTGAGCTGATGTTTGCGTCCAGCGACACGGCGGTGACCGTCGATAACGTCGCGGCCACGGCGTTTGCTCCCGCCGCGCCGGCGGTAGTGCTGTCGGTTACCCAAGTTCAACAGTGAGGCCCGAATGGCAGTTTCTCTCTCCCAATACGCAGGCGCAGGAGCGCAGTTCTTCGACAACAACGGCAATCCGCTGTCTGGCGGGCTGATTTACACCTACGCTGCCGGCACGACAACTCCTGCGGCGACGTATACCTCGTCGTCTGGCGGCACGGCCAACGCCAACCCCATCGTGCTGGACAGTGCGGGGCGCACGCCTGCGCAGATTTGGCTGACTGAGGGCAACGCGTACAAGTTCGTTCTGCAGACGTCGCTGGGCGTAGTAATCAAGACTGACGACAACATCTTTGCGTCGTTTGCATTGGCCAAGGCAGTCGGGGTGGCTGTCGGTTTGGGCGCAAGCAGTGTGGCGACCAACATCGCCGTGGGCGATACAGCGCTGGACACCAACACCACGGGGTCGAATAGCACTGCCGTTGGGTACAACGCGCTGACGTCAAACACTGACGGCTTTCAAAACACGGCAGTTGGCTCGCAAGCGTTGGACGCCAACACGACCGGGGATTACAACACCGCTGTGGGGTACGACGCGCTGTCGGCAGCGACGACCGTCAACTACAACACTGGAGTCGGTTATCGAGCGTTGAACGCTACGGTCACTGGTGCCGGAAATACCGCCGTGGGGGCTGATGCTTTGCTTGTCAATCAGACAGGCGCAAACAACGTAGCCGTTGGCTACCGAGCCGCAGAAGCATACACTGGAGATGACATTGTTGCGATGGGGCCAAGAGCACTTGGTGCAGTTACATCCGGTGTACGAAATACTGCGGTAGGTTCTTACGCTTTGCTACTTGTAGAAACAGGTAACGACAACACGGCCGTTGGTCATTCTTGTTTGGACGTAGCAACAACCAGCAATAACACTGCCGTCGGTTATTCTGCTCTTGGCCTTTTGAGCAGCGGCGCTAACAACACTGCTTTAGGTAGAGGTGCTGGCGACTCGCTCACTACTGGCAGCAATAACACGGTCATTGGCTACGACGCCGACGTGTCTGCTGCGGGGGTCAGCAACGAAGTTACCATTGGCAACAGCAGCGTGACGTCATTGCGCGTGCCAGGTCTGACGCTGACTGCGGGTGCAAAGTGGATCAACACCGGCACCCAGACTGTGGCAGCACTGGCGGCCGCAGCCACCGCCGGCGCCGGCGCTCGGGCTGTGGTGACGGATGCCAACGCGACGACGTTTCATGATATCGTGGCCGGAGGCGGCGCAAACGTCGTTCCGGTGTTCAGCGATGGCACCAACTGGCGGATTGGGTGAGGTAGATCATGGCTGCGTATATTTTTAGTTCTGATCCGCGTTACAAGCCAACAACGCAAGTTGTTGGCGACGCAGAGCAACTGATTACACCAAACGTCCCCCACGAGCGTTTTTGGGCTGCGCTTGCCGAACAGCAAGGTATCCCAACAACAATCATTTCTGGGCAGGGCGATAGCCAAGAATATGTAACCAACCCTGCGTATGAAGCATTCAAGCAAAACATGCTTGCGCAGGGGTATGAAGTTGGGATGCAAGACGTCCCTGGCACCAACTACGAGAAAAATTTTACGCTGTTGAAAGACGGCCAACCTGTATCTGAACCTCAAAGAATTAAGACCGGGAGCACGTTTGGAGAGGCTCTTTCCCAATTGGCGCCCGTCATTTTGCCCGCTTTTACGGCCGGCTTTGGTGCGGACATTGCCAAAGCGCTTGGTGTTTCTAGACCGATTGCAAATGCGCTGATTTCGGGCGGCTTCACTGCGGCGACGGGCGGCAATATTAGCGATATTGCCAGCTCGGCCCTGACATCTGCGGCGGGCGGTTACGCAGCGGAAGCGCTGGGCGGCGGCAACTCGTTGTTGACGCCTGAAATGCAGGCGACCATCAGCTCCAACCCGCAGGGCGCGTTTTTGGGTGAGTCAGCGATTCCTTACCCCGTTACGTCGCCGACAGTTACGTCCGGTGTGCTGCCTGCAGTTGACCCTTTTGCTGACGCGGTGGTTGATCAAATTGGCAACGTCATCAGCGGTTCTACTGGTGAGGTGCTGATACCGGCGCAAACGGCGGCCGCGACGGGCGCTGGTACGAATGCGCTGGCGAATGCCATGACCGGCGTTGACACATCTGGCAACGTAGTCAACGCGCTGACGGGGGAGGTGATTGTTCCTGCAGCCGCCGCTGGCGGGCTTGATCTTTCAAGCATTCCGCAGGGCGTCCAAGAAGGCATGGCTCCGGGGATAACCGCTGCTGCGACACCAGAAGAACTCGCGGCTGTCGGTGCGGTTACGGGAGCGGAGGCTAGTGTGGCAGGCGATCCTACGAAAGAAGCGTTGTACGGAGACGC